CCTCATTCGCTTAAAAGCAAATATAGCCATTAGCTAGATGCACCCTTTAGGGCAACAAAGTTAATGACAATCGCTTCGCTTAAAGATCCACCAGATACGTTAGAAACTGTGATCTTGAATGAACCAGCAGCAATACTGTTCGCACTCACGATATAAGCCCCTGCTGTACCAGCAGAACCATGACAAGCTACAACAACGTCTGTTGCCGCAACTTTGCTGTTAGTAACTGTAAAAGATACTTCTGCCGCATCAGCTAATGCAGCCCCATTCATGGTTATTTGACCTGACTCTGTATTAGAAATTACAGTAGTCGCTTTGTTGGTGGCCTGAGTTACAGTACCACCGTTTGTTGTGCCAACTAAAGAGCCAGCAGTCACTTCGAATAGTGATGGCATAATAGAAAATCCTAGTTATAGTAAGGGTTTTGGGTTAATCTTGGTTCGATACCACAGTAGCCCTTACGATAGGGATATTCTTTGTGTTATACACTTTTGACCAAGAAGCTACAGTTTCAAGAGTAGAACGATTAGGGTTCACAGTTGATACTGCATACTTCAAACCGCCTACATGATAGATGTAGTGAAGGTCAACAGCCATAGCTTCCTCAAGTGCAAGGATATCTCTGTCTGTCTGTGTTCTTATTGGAGATTGCTCGCCTGTAAATATGGCTCCCTGACCAAATAAGAAACAAGCATACTCAGTAGATGCTCCAGATCCAGCAGTAGGAATGTCATCAGAAACGATTACATTCAAACCCATGAATGATCCGAAACTAGGCTGATCAAATGCTCTTGCTGTGCTACCAGAAGCTGCTGCTGTGTCTGGTGCGCCAGTATTGTCATAGATACGATCTATTGCATTACGTTCAACCAAGTCATAGTAAGTCTTTGAATGAACAGCAATAGTTGTAAGCTTAGAACCAGCATCTCCAAGAATTGACTGTGCCTTCGCAACGTGGCGAGGACTCAATGTTGTTGGTGTATCACCTGATTCAGAGTCTATGCAATGTGTAAATAAAGCACTGTTTGAATCATTAGCATTTAATGAACCAAACGCACCAGTTAAGCAAGAATATAAATCCTTCTGTTTCTGGTTATTTACATAGGCAGCCATTTTCTGAGCAATAGCAGCCATAGGATCTAACCCACCACCAACGGCAAGACTAGCCAAATCTCTAGAACTGAAAGCTCTACCTCTGTGAAGCACAGGAGCAATTTGGTTATCTGCTGTAATTTTTGATGGAGTTAATGAAGTTGAGTCTGTAAGAACTTCAAAATCACCTGTTAAGTTTGCAGTGTATGATGGGATTTTTACAAAATCGCCGCCTCTTTCTGCTGATAGATTTAATTCTGGTAAAGGTTGTACTACACCACTCTGCAAGAATGAATCCGATAATGTTGTGGCTTCACTCAAGTAGGGGGAGAACACCTCTGGAATTATTAAATCCGACCTCAATGTAGCCATAAGATTTAAAAGATATGTTCACTTCGAGGCACAACCTCTGACGTAGCACAACCACGTTGCTTCTATATTAACCGCTAACTGCGTTTTTGAGCATATTATATTTATTTATATCTGTTCTAAATATTCTGGCTTGCTCTGTAAGGTTAAAAGAATCAGGTGCAAAAGGGTTCTTTTCACCAGCAGCTACTGTTTCAGTTTGAACTTTAGTAGTCGTTGCTCCACCGCCTTGTGGTCTTGGGTTCTTTTGTACCCATTGAGGCATTTTAGACATCGCCCATTCTTTAACTGGAGTCCTGTTATATCCATCAACAACAACAACAGTTCCGTCTGCCTCTCTAGAAAGCTGATCCCTGCTTATACGAGACAATACATATTGAGGGTCATGAACAACATCAGCAAGTGCTGTTACTGCTGGGGCTTCAACTTCTAACTGCCTTTGTTTTGCTTCTAGCTCTTGGATCTTTTTGTTCTTGGCTTCTTCTGCGTCACGATATTGTTGAGCTTGTTTTGCCATCGCTTCGTCATATCTGCCTTTTGCCTCTAGCTCTTCTTGCTCTTTCTTTTGTTTGTAAGCAATCAAAGCATCAACATCAACATCTGGTGGAACTGCTCTTGCTGCTTCCTTTGCTTTTTTGTAATCGTCTAAAATTTCTCTGTTGCTTTTCCTGAGTGATTCAACTTCTGCCATTAACGCTGCTGTATCAACAGGTGAATTTGGTTTGATTGGTTCGTCAGCCATAAATAAATTTTAACAATAATTAATATAAATAATAACCTACCATTTTACTTTGTCAGCCCAATAAGCCGCACTCGTCTTACCTTTTGCAATATTTTTTGCATGTCGAGCCTTAAAACTTTTACGTTTTGCTTTATCTGCGTCTGATTCTCCTTTTCTTGGTGGCTTTGTTTTTGCTCCCTGCATACCAAATCTTATAAGCCTAAAGCCATCACCTTTTTTAATAACAACAGCATGACTCTTACCACTTTTATGGTTGGGAGTCCTAATAGGTTTATCAACTCTCTCGAACGTATGACCACCTTTTTTTATACTCATTTCCCTGCTTTCCTCATAGCCATACGGTGTGCTTCTGTAAATGAAACCCCTTCTCTCATCTTGCGTTTCATGTATTCCATATGAGCTTTTGTATGACCATGAGCTTTTTGGTGCTTTGCAAGTGTATTCTTTTGTCTAGTAGTAAGTTTCACAATTACCTCCTTTTGTTGTACTTAGTATATATAGATGCGTCTGCTGTTCTTGCTCCTCCCTTACCTGTCATATAACTATTGACCCTGCCCATTGCCCACGCACCCATAGGAACATTTCTTGACCCACTAGACAAATATGCCCCTTGTCCTTTTCGATAGACCTCCGCTAGTTCCCCATAAAAAAACTTAGTATCTTTTGCTTTTTTCTTTAAGCTACTTTTTACTTTTTCGCTTAGTGGTTTTCTTTTTTGTACCATCTTGTTTAGTGCGTGATTTAGATACGGCCTTTATGTCAATATAAGCACCTTTTTTATAAAGCTCTGATGTTCTTTTAATCTCAGCAGCTTTCGCAGACTTGTTTTTAGAACCAGACAGGTATTTTTTGGGAACACCTGTTTTCTTGTCCTTTGGAACTCGTCTTAGTTTTTTAGTCACTTCTTAGATTTCTTTTTTGTAGCTTTAGGTTTTACTTCGCAGTTTTCAACCTTTGGCTTTGACTCATCATAAGTCTGGACTTTAAATGTATAACCCATTATTTTTTACCCCCCTTTTTTACTTTCTTTTTTTTCTTAGGTGTGCCGTACATAGTAAAAGTGCAACTGGTTTTATCTTACTTCCTTTTGCGGTTCTTAGCTGTTTTTAAAACAAAGCTTTTTAACCAACAGCAGTATTATCGTTACCAATGGTATTTACCAATAGCTGTGTTTTAGTTACCTATAGTAATTCCTATTGCTGTATTATATGCACCACTTGTATTTCCTATAGCAATATTATATCAACCATTTGTATTTACTAAAACCCTTACTGCTACTGTCTTTTTTATAGTAAAACCCATAGCTATATTATATATACCAGTTGTAATTCCTATAGCAGTATTTCAGTAACCCTTTGTATTTCCTATAGCTGTATTATTAATGCCATTAGTATTTCCAACAGCAATGTTATTATGACCAGTTGTAGATACTAAAACCATTACAAATACTAACTTTCTATATACTTTACCAATAGCTGTATTATGTGCACCAATGTTAATTCCTACAGCAGTGTTATTAACACCATTGGTAATTCCTATTGCTGTGTTTTAAAAAATTGCCAAACAACCAACAGCAGTGTTTTAAGAACCATTAGTATTTCCTACAGCAGTATTATAGTAACCACTTGTATTTCCTATTGCAGTATTATAGTAACCACTTGTAGAATATAAAACTGTTGCTATGACTAGCTTTATATAAATTTAACCAACAGCAGTATTATGTGTACCTGATGTAAAACCAACATCAGTATTATGTGTTCTCGTTGTATATCCTATTGCAGTGTTTTATGTGCCAATCGTATTTACTTCTTTTTACGTTTTTTAGCAGTTGATAAAGCTATCGCCTGTGCTTGCTTTAATGTCTTGCCCTCTTTCATCAGCAAACGAATGTTGCCAGAAATAGACTTTTGTGATTTGCCTTTTTTCAGTGGCATTAGAAATCTAAATCCTTTGCTAGTGCTTGAGCTAAGTGTTGCAAATAATTGTGAACATCGCCATTAAAGAAATCAATCTTAATCAACATATCTTTGATCTTTACAGCCTCTTGTCCTTTTGTATTCTTTATTGCATCAATAACAACAGTTGATGGGATTAGGTTTGGAGTTCCGTTTGGTGAATTAACTGTGTAGTATTGAAAGTCTAAATTCTTTTCGTTAAAGAAAGTTGTAAAAAAATTGTTCATTGCGAAAGTTTGTATCTAATAAATATAATATAATCTTTTTCTTAACGTGTCAACTACTTACTAAAAGAGACTTTGCCCTCATTAATATCTTTAACAAAAGACTCAAAATCTTTTGCTTTAGAAGCTTCTTCAATACATTTTCTGCGTTCTTCCATATCCAAGTGCAGAGTTGTCATTAACTGTGCAAGCTCTCTTGAAAAGAAAGGATCATCAATCATAATTTAACTGTATCACTCACCACTATAGCTGATCTGTTGAGTATCACCCAGTAATCTGCGTCAAAGTGTATTAATTCAGCACCACCTTCCACTAATTTATCTACTAAAGGCAAAGGCACTTGATAACCATCTATTCCAAGTATGGTGCAAGCTTCGCCTACTGTCTCAATGTCATATCCTGTAAGTTTTTTTGCTTTTGCAATCGTTTCATCTTCCCATTTTCCAAAGGTTTGTTTATACCAGTCAGAGTCTGGATATGCATGTTCATTCTTTAAATTTTTTGTACTTGAACCCTTTTTCCAAGTTTTAAAGTTTGCATCTTTTTTTAATCCAAATGCAGTAATTCTTTTTTGCTTTTCAGCAACTGATAATTTAGGTGCAAAGGCATTACTCTGAGTATAATGTTCAGCTATTTCAATAGCATTTTTTGTACTCTTTGATAAACTTGCCTTTGTTCCATGAAAGTTTCTAGCAGCAGCATAAGTTCCATTGCCATATAAACCTTCACCAGCATAATAGTTATCACCTCCTTTTCCTATACCTTTAAACTGATCATTCCATCTGTCGTCAGAAACCCCTCTATAAAGAACAAGGTTTTCACCATCAGCACCTTTAACTAAATCTTTTCTATCCATTAAAGCTTTAACATTTTTTACTCTATCTGGTCTTTTGTTAAATTCTTGTTTCCAGAATAGATAATCATTGTACATTGGTGAGTTTTTATCAACTACTTTTTCTATACTTAAACCTTTCTCTAAAGATTGAATTTTGAAATCAATTGGCCCTGTATAAGGATTCTTAACACCTCTTGCTGTTTGTATTTTTATTTCATGCTCTCTAAACTTCTTAAGATCAGTCAACAACTCTTTTTCAGTAAGCTTTTTGAGAGGTTTAGACTTAACAAAATCAGATGCTTTAGCAGTTCCTACAACAGCTTTAGGCTTGGGCTTTGGTTTGATATTTGTAGGCTTGCCATAGATCCTCTGTAAATCCTTAAGACTTCTTTCGCTGTCATCATCACGCACAAGTTTTTTTATTGCCTTTTGTCCTGATCCTTCTTTTTTTGCAAGTTTTTTAAAATAACTTACTTTTTTTGGACTACCTAAAGTCTTAACTTGTAGCTTCTTATCTTGCTTTAACAACCACTCACCATAAGTCATGTCTTGTGGAACTCTGCCTGTGGCACTGGGTCTAGTAACAACCTTGCCTACTGGTGGCGGTTTCAGACCTTCAAATCCTTTTTGTTTGCTAAGTCCTTCATAATCAACAACAGGAACAGTAGTTGATCTACAGTTAAAATGCTGCGGTGGTGTAGGGCCTCTGTTATATGCAAAGGTCTTGCCATCAAGATCCCTGCAAACTGCACTTGTTCTACTATCAAGCGTTGCAACATACTGATATTTAGGAGCAACTTTACTGTTAGCTGCATAAACAGCCTGTGATGCTTGGTTCTGGACTTGATTAACAGAAGTTCTAACAATAGTTCTTATTTGATGATTTGCAGCAATAGTTAACTCACCACCAGCTAATGCTTTTTGTCTTGAGCTTAAAGCCTTTTGTCCAAACTCTAATTTGCCTATCATTCGTCTTGCTATCTCTTGAGTTGATTCACCGCTAAACACACCCTGTCTTATATGTCTTGTCAAAGCGTCTTTCTGATTTTCTGCTATTCCCCTAAATGCTTTCTCGACTGTTACTCCATTAGGTAACGTCTGGATTGCTCCTTGTCTTGCAGTAAGTTCGAATGTGCCAGAGCCATACTTTTTAAAATCATCAACAGTAAACTCTTTGCTGGTAAATATATTTGTTTTTGTAGGATCAGTAGTCACAAAAGATTTTGCATACTTCTCACTTACAGCAACAGAATTTATTGGAACACTGCCAGATTTAACAACCTTCTTTAATTCGTTTTCTATAAATCCAGTCTGTACTTTTGCTACACCTTCAATCTCTTTTATCATCTTCTTTGAAGTTTCTTTTGACCACATATCTAAACTTATCTTTGATTGCTGGATTATTGCTCTAAGTCTTTTCCTTGT